ATGAGCTATATGATGTTGAATGGTATCTGGATAACGTGATACAAGAAACCAATGTGTATGGAACGAATTTAATTCAGATAAATGCAGATACAACAGATTATACTGCCGATAATATATCTACAATTAAAGCAGACACTACTCACGCACAAAATATAGTTGAAAATGACTATAGCATAAGTAATTATAGTCCTGTTGGAGCTAACAAAGCAATTGTAAAAACTAGAGATAATCAGGAGGTTGTTGTCGACGTTTACTATATAGATGAATGTAGAAATACCCCATATAAAATAACTTTTATAAATAAATTCGGAGTATTACAAGATATTTGGTTCTTTGGTAGAAGAAAAGAAAATGCCAATATTACAAGAGAATCTTTTAGAATAAATACTATAGAAGTTACATCCACATCAAAATATTACAAAACCTCTAGATCAACAGATAAAACTCATAATGTAGATTCCAAGAAATCAATTACATTAAATACTGGATTTGTTTGCAGTCAATACAATGAGGTGATACAACAATTGATGCAGTCTGAATATGTTTGGATTCACGAAAACAATAAAGTTTACCCAGTAACTCCATCTGATAATACAATAGATTATAAGGATGAGAGATACGACAAGTTATTGAACTTTACAGTTAAATTTGATTACGCTTACAGCGAGATAAACTTAGTACGATAATGCAGAGACTTCAATTATACATTGAGGACAACAATGGCGATTATAAGCTAATTGATTTGTTCGAGGATGAAAACATAGAGCTTACATCTACTATTCAAGACATTAGAGATATAGGGAAAGTGTTTACAGATTATTCTCAAACATTTACAGTTCCTGCTTCAGATACTAACAATAAGGTATTTCGTCACTTCTATAATTACTTCATTACAGATGGAGCTTTTGACACCAGAAAAAAGAAAAGAGCAAAGTTATTTATAAATTACATTCCATTTAGAAGAGGCAAAATATCCTTAAATAGCGTAAAGATGAAGAACAATAAGCCATATGCTTATGTTTTAATATTTTATGGGGAAACTGTATCTTTAAAGGACTTAATTGGAGATGACGAGTTAACGGACTTAACATATTTACAAAACTACAACCACATATATGACAATACAAATGTCAAAGATGGTCTTACGAATGGGTTAGATATAAATAGTCAAACAAATTCAGTAATATATCCACTAATAACATCTAAAAAGAGACTATTTTATAATTCAGATAGTCCAACAGTCGCGTTAAATGTGTTAGATTCAAGTGGTAACTTATATAGAGATAGTGGAAGTCCGTCTACTATTAGAGGATTAGAATTTACAGACCTTAAACCTGCCTTAAAAACAATTCATATTATTGAGGCAATAGAGGATCAGTATAATATTACATTTACTAGAGACTTCTTTAATTCTACTGCTTTCTCTAATTTGTATATGTGGGTTAATAGTAAAAAAGGAGAATTTGATGATTTAGATGATGACGAAGGATTCTTATTCTCAAAAAAATTATCTAATTATACTAAAATAAGCGGTAGTGATCAAGTATCGGTTAGTTTTGATGGTAGTGATATAATTATCGCCCATAACTTTGGCAACTTTGTTTTCACATTAGATGTAACATTATCAAATCAAACTATAAAATATAATGTTATATTTAGAAATAAAACAACAGGACTCGAAGATATACAAAATGCAGTAGGAGACTCTACTTTTACTTTCGATCCAGATGATGCAACATTATCTATTGAGAATATATACGAGATAGAAATACAATCAGAAGATGCAGTAAATATATCTTCAGCAGAATTAGAGATAGGATATGTATTCCCACATAATCCATTCATACCACCTCAAAATAAAACTGTTTATTCTACTCTCATAAATCAATCTACGGAAGTTGAGATTTTGATGGAGAATAGATTGCCGAAGATGAAAGTTATAGATTTCCTTACTGGAATATTTAAGGTGTTTAACCTTACTGCTTATTATATAGATGATGAGGGTGATCCTGATTTTGGCAAAATATATGTGGATACTTTAGACAATTTCTACGAAGATGCGCTAAATAATCCATTAAAAGGAATTATAGATTTAGATAAATATTTAGACGTTAAAGAACATCAAGTTGATTCAGTATTGCCATTTACAGATATAGAATTCAAGTATCAAGAAACCAATGTTGTTTTGATGGAGAATCATTTCGAACAATTCAATGAAGTTTTTGGTGATGCAGAATTTAACGTTAGAAGGGCTTTTCCTGGAGAAATAGACAGAGGAACTAAATACGAAATAAAAGTTCCATTTTCCCATATGAAATACGAAAGAATATTAGATACTGGAAGCTCTGGAGCTGTAACTGATATTCAATGGGGGTATTGTGCTAGTGGTGAGTTTAATGCTGATACAGGAGTTACTCCACCTACTGGCGATTACGACACTACTACAATAAAGCCATTATTATTTTATGGGATTAGAGAAACTTCTATATCTACTCAGATAAATTGGTTATATGATAATCTTGGTACTCCAGCAAGTGAAGGAATTGCTAACTATTGGAGACCATCAAACGCAAGTAATACTGGAGATTCTTCAACTCCTCCATCATACACATTAAACTTTGACCAAGAGTATGACGAATGGCTTAGAAAGAATTTTGGTGATAGTAGTAACTCATTGTTCGAGAAATTTTATAAAAAATATGTTGAAGGTGTATTTAATGCTGCAAAAAGGATTTTTAAGGTTAATACATATTTACCTCCAAATATTCTCGTAAACTATAGATTGAACGATCAGATTAAGATACAAGACCAGATGTTTCGGATTAATTCTATAACGACTAATTTAATGACTGGCAAATCACAATTAGAATTGTTAAATATATTCCAAGACGAAATAGTAGAATGATAAAACAAATATTAGAATTACTAAATGCAACTGATTGGTATGGGGTATCTGAGAATGTAGATATCGCCAAAGGAAAGTATAAGGCTGTATCAGATTGGTCAGAAGCTAAACAACAGATAAAGAGATACTACTATGGCAGATAAGAAAATAATTGCTATTGAGATAAAGGTTTCTGAAAGAAACGCAGCTAAAACAATTAATACCACAAAAAAAGCTGTAGATGATTTGGCAGATTCTACCATAAGACTAAAGAATGCAAATAAAGATGGTAGAGCGCAAGCTGGACTTAATAATGCTATTCTTATTGAAACTGGTCGTGTTGCCTCAGATGCTGCTTATGGGATTCAAGGTGTAGCAAATAACATTGGTCGATTAACAGAATTGTTTCAAGAATATGCTAGAACTGGTGGAAAAGGAGGTGTCGGGGGGGCTTTTGCAGAATTAGGAAAATCTTTATTTGGAGTTGGCGGTATTATTATTGGATTTCAATTATTGTTATCTTATTTACCTAAACTAATAAGAGTATTTAAAGATTGGGCATCAGAAATAACGGTTGTAAATAAAGCATTAACAGATGCGACTGAAATATATGGGGATCAAATAGGTAGATTGGAAACTTATGTTGAAATGTTGAATGATTCGACAGTATCTGAAGAACAGAAGGCAATTATACTTAAAAAAGTTAATGATGAACACGAAGGTCTTAATCTTAAATTAAATGAGACTAACACATTAACAGATGAATCTATAAGAAAAACAGAAATTCTGACAGAAGTATTGATTAGAAAGGCTAAATCACAAGCCATATTAAATGAAATAGAAGCAAAATATATAGAACAGTTTAAATTACAAAATTCTTCTTTAGTAGAATCTACTGGATTTTTAGAAGTATTACAAGGTTTATTGGCAGGTGTTGGAAATGGAGTTGCAGGTATTAATGTGATGGTTGGTGCATCTGCTAAAAAAAGAGATAAAGATTTAAAAACAATAGCTGATGATATTGATAAACTACAAGAAAAATTAAAAGAGTTTGGAGTATTTCCTGATGCAGATAAAAAACTAAAAGGAAGAGTAGCTAACTTTAAGCAGCAGCTTTTGGATTTATCACAATTGGAAGAACAATTTAGACAACAATCTGAACTTACATTTATATTAAATGAAGAGGAAAAGATAATTAAACAACAAGAATTTGCATTAAGAGATTTAGATATTAGAGTTCAACAATTTAAAGATAGACAGAAATTAAGACTAGATGAATATTTAGAAACTCAAAAAGATGAGAAAAAGAGAGCAGAAGCTATAGCCGAATATTTAGATTCTATAAATAAAGCAGATCAAGAGGCTGCTGATGTTAGGGTTCAAATATTTGCAGCTACAGATACTAAACTAATAGAATTAGAAGCTAAACATTCAGAAAGAAGCTATAATGCAAACAGAAAACGGCAAGAGTTAGAAATAGAAAGCTTAAAATATTCTTTAGATGCTAATCAATATTATCTTAATGAAAAGATGTATATGATTCAAAGGGATATAGAGTTTGAGAAACTTAGACTTAAAACTGCTCAATTGAGTATTGATCAAAGAGCTGAATCTGAATTAAAATTAGCTGAATTACAAAAACAACTTAATGATACTCAATTACAACAAAAAGTAGATTTTATAAATGAGAATAAACGAATAGATTTAGAATATGTTGGTTTTGCTCAACAAACTGCACAATTATTATCTACTATAGCAGGAGAGAATGAAGAATTACAAAAAGCTGCTTTGCTTGTAGAAAAAGGAGCGGCTATAGCAGATATTGTTATTAAAACACAATCAGCTAATGCCATAATAAGAGCGCAAGCTGCTGCTGCTGCACCTCCTGGATTAAATGCAGGATTTATAGCACTTGGTGAGGCGCAAATAGTTAGAAATAATATTGGAGCAGCATTATCTATAGCTAATATTTTAGCAACGACATTAACTTCATTTAAAAGACCTGGTGGAAAAGAAGGTGGAGGAGGTGGCGCTGTTAATGTAGAAGCACCTGATTTTAATGTTGTAGGAGCGTCTCCAGAGAGTCAATTAGCACAAACAGTCGCAGGACAGCAACAAAAGCCTTTAAGAGCCTTTGTAGTAGGTAAAGATATAACAATGCAACAAGAACTCGATCGTAATATTGTAACAACAGCAGGACTTGGTGGTTAATTTAATAATATGAGAATAATAGAATTACTTATTGACGAAGATGAATTGTTATCAGGCATCGAAGCTATTAGCATAGTTGATCGACCAGCAATTCAAGAAAACTTTATAGCTCTTAGCGAGCAAACTAAAGTAGAATTAGCAGAAGTAGATAAAGAAAAGCGAATCCTTATGGGTGCGGCATTAATACCAAACAAAAATATCTACAGAGCTGATGGCGAGAATGAATATTATATTTATTTTTCAGAAGATACTGTTAGAAAAGCATCTGAATTGTTCTTAATGAGAGGCAATCAAAATAAGTCTACCTTAGAACACGAAGCAGAGCTTTACGGACTATCTGTAGTTGAAAGCTGGATTATTGAAGATCAAACCCACGATAAAAGTAGAAAATATGGTATGGAATTGCCTATTGGAACTTGGATGGTCTCTATGAAGGTTAACAATGACGATGTTTGGAATAACTATGTTAAGACTGGCAAGGTAAAAGGCTTCTCTATTGAGGGATATTTTACCGATAAAGTAAATATGAGTCAAGTTAATGAAATTAGCGAAGAAGAAGCAGAAGATATTTTAGTCGAAATGGCTGATTATATCGCTTCTAAACGGCTTAAATTAGAAACCTATAGTGATTATCCACAAGGAGTTGTAAACAACGCTAAAAACGCCTTAGAATGGGCTGATAAGAATGGTTGGGGTTCTTGCGGTACTGCTGTTGGCAAAAGAAGAGCTTCTCAACTAGCTTCAAGAGAGAATTTAACTGTTTCTACAATAAAAAGAATGTATAGCTTCCTTTCTCGTCATAAAGGAGATTTAGATGCCTCAAAAAGCTACTCAGATGGATGTGGTAAATTGATGTATGATGCTTGGGGAGGAAAAGCAGCACTTAGATGGAGTAAAAGTAAATTAAAATCATTAGGAGAGATAGATGGCGACAATTAGAAATACCTCATATAGAGTTCACGTTCAAGACACAGATGAAACAGAAGTAGCTTCAGTAAATATTGAAAATGGAGCGATGTTGCGTACAGATAATGCCTTATATATGGGGCATAATGGTCAAAATGTAATAGTATATCCACAAACATTAGGAGCTTCTGTTGGATTAGGCTGGGCTAGATATGATGATTCTGTTTATACCTCTTCAAATAAGTTAGATTTAGTTGATGGGGTAGAAGTTGTAATTCCAAATAATGCAGGAAGTGTATATAAAAGCCATTCATCTATAAATTTTTATAACAGCTCTACTCAAAAAGTGTTAGCTGTAAATGAGAATGACACTTATATGATGACTGTTGTATTTAGATGTTCTGCTCCAAATGCGAACCAAACTTACTTGAGTTTACATTTCGAGGGAGGCAATGGAACTCCTTATGATAGAATTAGAGATGATGTTAACTTTCCTAAGGGAAATGATGTTGACCACGACTTTCACGGTGTATTCCAATATTACGCAGATAGTAGTTTTCTAACTTATGGTACTGATTGGAAAATTACAGCTGTTGGAGGATCAGCAAAAATATGGGATATTATCTTTTTTATACAACGTACTCAAAACGCAGGACTATGATAAAGAAAAGAAGAAACTACGTTAAATCGAGAACATCTCCTAAGGGAGGTAAAAGAGGGTGTTTATGTGCTGATGGTCGTACATATTCAAGTAAATGTTGTGATGGGTCTTTAGAGGGTCAAGGAATTGGCAATATTACAGGAACATCTAACTAAAAATCTAACACACTATTGTAAATCAATTACTTTATAAATTATAATAATTATTATGAACGCAACAACTATTTTGAACGAAATTCTTCAGAAGTTGTCTGTGTTGACAAAAGAAGATGAGCTTAATCAAGAACTATCTGAGCAAGAGGTTCAAGAACAAGCTCTCGAAACTGTTAGCGAGGCTACTGAAGAAGTAAAAGAAGAGCCTGCTGAGTTATCAGAGGAGTCTGTAGAGGCTGCTGATGATGCTGTAGTAGAGGAAGAAGCGAAACTAAATGAAGGTTACGTTTCTGAGGAAAAGTATATGGCGGATATGGAGGCTTTAAAGGCTGAAATCGAAGCTATAAAGAAAATGGTAGAGGTTGAAATGAGTGAGGTTAAGAAAGAAAAAGAAATGCTTTCTGAACAAGTAAAAGAACTCTCTAAAGAGCCTGCTGCTGAACCTATTAAACATAATCCAGAAGGTGAGGAAGTAAAGAAATTTAACTTTACCTATGGGCAAAATAAGCCACAGTCTACATTTGATAGAGTAATGGCAAGAATTAGTAATAACAAATAAATAAATAAATAAACAAAAATGGCTACAACAACTTCAATTACTACAACTTATGCAGGCGAATTTGCTGGTCAGTATATCGCTGCTGCTTTGTTGGAAGGTGCTACTATCGCTAATGGTGGTATTACCGTAAAACCTAACGTAAAGTTGAAAGAAGTAATCAAAAAAGTATCTACTAACGATATCGTTAAAGATGCTTCTTGTGATTTTGATGCAACTTCAACTCTTACTCTTGCTGAAAGAATCCTTACTCCTGAGGAACTTCAAGTAAACTTACAACTTTGTAAAAAAGACTTCCACGCAGATTGGGAAGCTGTTCAAATGGGATACTCTGCTTTCGATAGCTTGCCTCCTTCATTTGCCGATTTCTTAATTGGTCACGTTGCTGCTAAAGTTGCTCAACGTACTGAAACTTCTATCTGGAGTGGTTCAACTGCTACTAGCGGTCAATTTGATGGATTGGTTACTTTAGCTACTGCTGATGGTGATGTAGTAGACGTAACTGGTACTACTGTAACTGCTGGTAACGTTATCGATGAGCTTGGTAAAATCGTAGATGCTATTCCTTCTGCTCTTTACGGAAGCGAAGACCTTTACGTTTACGTTTCTCAAAATATGGCTCGTGCTTATGTTCGTGCTTTAGGAGGATTCGGAGCTTCTGGTTTAGGTGCTAATGGTATCAACTCACAAGGTACTCAATGGTGGAACAATGGTGCGCTTTCTTTTGATGGTGTAAAATTGTTTGTTGCTAACGGTCTTGCTGATAATACTGCTATGGCTGCTGAAAAATCTAACTTATTCTTTGGTACTGGTCTTCTTTCTGACTTGAACGAAGTAAAAGTTTTAGATATGGCTGATCTTGATGGATCACAAAACGTACGAGTAATTATGCGATTTACTGCTGGTGTACAATATGGCATCGGTTCTGATATCGTTCTTTACTCATAATTAATTAGATTCAAATAACTTTAAGGGTGGGTGAGCCTAGAGCCTACCTGCCCTTTTTAATAAAAAAAAGATACTATGGCTTGTGATTTAACTGGTGGAAGATTAAAACCCTGTAAAGACGCTGTAGGTGGTATTAGAAAGATTCACTTCGTAGATTTCGGAGACTTAGGAACAATTACGGTTGGTTCTAGCGATGAAATTACAGATATAAGCGGAACTTTTAGCTATCACTCATATGATGTCAAAGGGAATTCTTCCTTAGAAACAAATATTCAAACTTCTCTAGAGAATGGTACAACATTCTTTGAGCAAGTAGTAAACATCACTCTACACAAATTATCTAAAGAGGATAACAAAGAGCTTAAATTAATGGCTTATGGTAGACCTCACGTTTTTGTAGAGACTTTTGATGGTAGCGTTCTTTTAGTTGGTAGAGAACACGGAGCAGAAGTTACAGGAGGTACAGCGGTTACAGGAACTGCAATGGGCGACCTTCAAGGATACACATTGACTCTTACTGCCAACGAAATAACAATGCCTAACTTTGTAGATTCTCCCACTTCTGCTGATCCTTTTGCAGGTATGGCGAGTGCTACAGCGACTCAATCTACTCAGCGTTCTGTATAGATTATAGAGTTGGATTTCAATTCAATAAGGGGGTTTTTGCCCCCTTTTTTTGTATCTTTACAAAAACAATTCAATAGAGGTAAGTTATTTTGAATATGGATATATTACCTACATCAGGAACACAAGAGTTAAAGATTATTCCTCGTAAGGATGCGGAAGCTCCAGTCATTAAGTTGTACGATAAGGCAACTAGAAAGACAACTACAGTTACTCCTACTAAGTCACTAGATGGAGACTATATGGTATTAACAGGAACATTTAACTTAACTGAGGACAGTCTCTACTCATACAGAGTTCAATTATCTAGCGAAGATGATGAAGAGATATATAGAGGTTTAATATATTGTAGTGACCAAGAATCCTTAGATAAGTATTTTATCAATAGAGATGAGTACATTGAGGAAGATAGTTTTGATAACGAATTTGTAATTATATAATGGCAAGAAATAACCACAAAAACTCAGTTAATAGAGTGAAGGATGCAATTCACGTTGTTAATCTTTCATCTTATACAGCTCCTGAAGTTGTAGAGTCTAAGAGATACGACTGGGTAGAGTACGGAGAGGACAATATGTATTTTCAATATCTTATAGAAAGATATAATGGCTCTCCAACAAATAACGCAGCAATCAATGGGATATCTGAGATGATATACGGAAGAGGATTAGATGCCACCGATTCAAAGGAAAAGCCTGGAGAATATCAAGAAATGGTAGATCTCATCAAGAAAGATTGTATGAAGAAGGTTTGCTACGATTATTATATGATGGGTCAGGCTGCCTTACAAGTTATATATAGTAAAGATAGAAGTAAAATAGCTAAGGTTGCTCATATTCCAATTGAAACGCTAAGAGCTGAAAAAGCTATTGAAGGAGAAATAAAAGCATATTACTATTCTAACGATTGGAGTAAAGTTCGTTCTAACGATAAGCCTAAAAGAATATCAGCATTTGGCACTAGCAAAGATTCTATTGAAATACTTTATATTAGACCATATAGAGCTGGATATTACTACTATAGTCCAGTTGGCTATCAAGGAGGATTACAATATGCTGAATTAGAAGAAGAAATTGCCAATTACCATATAAGCAATATACAGAATGGTTTACAGCCAAGTATGTTAATTAATTTTAACAATGGTACTCCTGATAAGGAACAGCGTGATGCTATTGAGAGAGCTATCTACGAGAAATTTAGCGGATCATCTAATGCTGGCAAATTTATATTAGCATTTAACGATAGTAAAGATTTAGCCGCTACAATAGACCCAGTAGTTATAAATGATGCTCATCAGCAGTATCAATTCTTATCTGATGAGAGTATGAAGAAAGTGATGGTTTCTCATCGTATTATATCTCCAATGTTGGTTGGTATTAAAGACCAGACTGGACTCGGTAATAATGCTGAGGAATTACAAACCGCATCTATTCTTATGGATAATACCGTTATTAGACCAATGCAGGTAACAATCCTTGATGAATTGGCAAAAATACTAGATTACAATAATATTAACCTAGATATTTACTTTAAGACTTTACAACCGCTTGAATTCACAGACTTAACAAACGCATTGACTGATGCCGAAATTGAGAAAGAAACTGGAGTTAAAAAAGAGGATGTACAGATAGAAGATAAAAAAGTAGATAAACAAATTGAAGAATTACAATAATGGCAACCGCACTATTTATAAAAAGAGCTGATTTAGTTAAGAATACTGCCTTAAGCGGTAGTGTAGATACAGATAAATTTATTCAGTTTGTTAAACTTGCTCAAGAAATTCACGTTAGAAATTATCTTGGTACTGACTTATACAATAAGATTAGTAGTGATATTATTGCAAGTAGTTTAGCTGGTGATTATTTGGACCTGGTAAATGACTATATTCAGCCAATGTTGATTCATTTCGCAATGAGCGAATATCTTCCTTTTGCGGCATATACTATTGCTAACGGAGGTGTTTACAAGCATACTTCTGAGAATTCTACTCAACCAGTAAAGGAGGAGATAGATAGTTTAATTGCCAAAGAAAGAGATTACGCAGAGTACTATACCAATAGATTTATTGAGTATATGAGCTTTAACGCTAGTAGTAAATTTCCAGAATACTACTCTAACAATAACGAAGATATATATCCAGATAAAGATTCATTATTTCAAGGATGGGTACTATAAAAAAGAAGAAGCAATACAAACCTAAGAAAGAGAACATTATTAAATTAAGTAATTACTTAAAAAAGAGAAATGGCGAACTTAATAAATTGGGGTAAAATATATTGTGAGATGGAGTCTGACAACTCCTTCGGTGCAAATGAGCAATGGTCTACGTTTGCTATTCCTGATATATCAGCTCCTACTTGTTGGGCATCTGTTCCAGTAACACCTTTTACTGCGGATATGATTAGCTATTTTGGAGGGGCATTAACAGCAGATACAATACAATTTAAAGCAGATATAACGCAATTATAAAAAATAAAAGATGGCACAACAATTAGTAAATATCGGAACAGTAGCTAATGATGGCACAGGCGATCCATTAAGAACAGCATTCGATAAAATCAACGACAACTTTACCGAACTTTATAGTGATGAGAATACTGGTGAGGTTAACTCTATTACAGCTGGAGAAGGATTATCAGGAAATGCTATAGTAGGAGCGGTAATCTTAGATGTTAATGTAGATGATTCTACAATAGAAGTTGCTTCTGATAATATTCAAGTAAAGGATTTAGGGATTGCAACTGGCAAGATAGCTAACGATGCTGTAACTTTTGCCAAATTAGAAAATAGATATACTGCGCTTTCTGCATTAGGAAGTGGTTCATCTTTCTCTATTGACTTCTCAGCAGCTACAACTTTTACAGCTACAGCTAGTGCGAATGCAACATTAACAATGTCAAACGCAGTACAAGGACAAGTAGTAGATATTATCTTGAGTGGTAATTTTACAATTACTTTAGCTGAAACTGGTTCTACATTTAACAAAGTAGGAACATTAAGCTACGATGGAACAACAACAAATATTATTCAAATTATCTGTACAGATGATAGCTCAGGAAGTAAGATTTATCATTATGCAGTAGCACCATATACATCATCAACATCAGTATAAAAAAATAAAATATGAAAGCAATACAAATAGGAGGAGCAATTAAGAAATATACTAAAGTGCCAAAAGAATGGGGTGCTATTATTGGTGGATTCGACTTATTATCTGATGATGAACTTAAATCTTATGGGTTCTATGATATTGTTTCACCAAGCTACGATTCAGCTACTCAACATCTTGGAGACATCGAATGGGATGAGGCAAATAGTGTATTTACCTATCCAGTAATCGATAAAACTTGGACTCAAACAGTTGCCGAATTAAAGGCAAATAAAATAGCTAATTTAAAGTCAATTTATAATACAAAGTTATCGGAAACGGATTGGTACATTGTAAGGTCTCAGGAAGGTATTTCTGTGCCTCAAGAGATTCTGGATGCTAGATCAGCATTAAGAAGTGAATGTGCAACCAAAGAAGATGAAATCAACGCTCTTACAACTAAGAAGGCTGTTGTATCATATTCTTTACCAAACTTTATCTAATGGCTTTAAATAAGAAATTTTTTACAACTGGAGGAATCGTTGCATCTTCACCCACCGAAGGTGCATTCGACCCACTACAAAACTTTGAAACTGTAACCTATACAGGAAACGGTTCTACTCAATCAATAACATCTTTAGATTTCCAACCTGATTTGGTGTGGATAAAGCAACGGTCAGCGGCAGGAAATCATTCAATATTTGATTCAGTAAGAGGTGTACAAAAGTATTTGCTTTCAAATTCTACAGTACAAGAAACTGATTATAGTGGAGATAATGGAGTAACCTCTTTTGATTCAAATGGATTTACCGTAGATGATACGGGGGTTATTGATTATAGTGTGAATCATTCGGGAACATATGTATCTTGGTGTTGGAAAGCAGGAGGTGCAGCAGTATCAAACACAGATGGTACTATAACAAGTTCTGTAAGTGCAAATCAAGCAGCAGGGTTTAGTATTGTGAAGTGGACTGCGCCATCAGATTATACACAAACAGTAGGACACGGACTTTCACAAGCCCCTGAATTAGTAATTACTAAAAATTTAGGTAGTTCTATTGATTGGTATGTTTTTTATGATGTTGTTGATGGTAGTGTAGATTATATGAAT